TGACACGTATAGTCTTGGTTCTCCGGACAAAGTATGGCGTGATGTGTATATCGGCCCTGGCTCATTATACATCAACGGTACTAAAATCCTTGAGGACAACAGCGGTACAATCACAATGTACGCGGACTCAGGTCAGAACCTATCATTCGGTACTTCCGGTGGTGGTGTAATTGATCTAAACGCTGGTTCAGAATCTATTCAGGTTAAATCTAATTTTATCCTGTCTTCTGGCAAAACAATCACAACTGTTGGTGGCGCTGCTACTCAATTCGGCGGTGACGTTGAAATGAATGGTAACTGCATCTTTAATGTTGCGGTTCCACAAACAGACGGCGAAGCTGCTAACAAAGGATATGTTGATAGTAAGATTGCTGCTGATCACGTAGGTAATAAGTCTTTCTTAGGCGACGTTGATGTTCAAGGTAATTTATCTGTTCAAGGTACTGTAACTACAGTTAACTCTGAGACTATCTCATTAGCAGATAACATCATTGACTTGAACTCAAATGTTACTTCTGGTACTCCGACTGAGAATGCTGGTTTCCGCGTAATGCGTGGTGACGAAGCTGCTGCTCAGATTCGATGGAATGAAACCTCAGATCAGTGGGAAGTATTCGACGGTTCTTCTTACACTAAGATTGCGCTATCTACTAGCGACCTAGTGGAAGGTTCTAATGAGTACTTTACTGATGCTAAAGCAAAATCAGCTGTTGCGGCAGATATCGCATCTGCGGTTACTGCTCTAGACAATGACCTACAGGGACAGATTCATACTCTAAGTTCTGGTGCGTCTACTGAAGCATCAACCCGTGCGTCTGCTGATAGTGTACTTCAAGGTAATATCACGGCAGAAGTTACTCGTGCTACTGCTGCGGAAGGTGTTAATGCGACAGCAATTTCATCTGAAGCATCAACCCGTGCGTCTGCTGATACTACTCTCCAGAGTAATATTGATGCGGAACAACTTGCTCGCGAAAGTGCTGACAGTGATCTACAGAGTCAGATTACAGCAGAAGTTACTTCACGCGCAAACGCTGTATCAGGTCTAATCACTGATGTTGCGAATGCTAATACTGCTCGTATCACAGGTGATAACAACCTACAAGCGGCAATTACTTCTGTACAGAATGCGGTTAACGCAATCACTACCGGTACAATTCCTGCTCTAGATACTATAGTAGAAGTTGTTGCTGCGTTTGAGGCTGCTGACGGTAATTTACAGTCATTGATGAGTGGAAACTCTTCAGCGATTAATGTTATTGACGGTCGTGTAGATACTTTAGACTCAGATATGGCAGTGGTTCAGGGACTCGCATCTGCCACAGCATCTACAGTAGCTGTTCAGGGTGGTCGTCTGTCTACTGAAGAAGGTAATGTTGATTCGTTACAGACATTCACTGGTATAGGTACTGCTCTTGATACTACTGCTGCTTCACTAGCAGTTGCTATCAACGAACTACACGGTGAATTAAATACTGCTGTCACTTCAATCAGTAACGAAATCACTCGTGCTACTGCTGCGGAAGGTGTCAACGATACTGCGATTACTTCGGAAGCATCAGCTCGTTCTGCTGCGGATATCCTCTTACAGGGTAACATTGATACAGAAGCATCAACTCGTGCGGCTGCTGATAGTGACCTACAGGTCGGTCTTGCTGCCGAATTGGTTGTTCGTGCTGCCGGTGATACTACTCTCCAGAATAACATTAACACAGAAGTTGCGTTACGTGTTGCTGGTGATAATTCACTTCAGAATCAGATTAACAGTATTGTCTCTAACACTGATCCAGCTGCTTTGGATTCATTGACAGAGATTGTTGCTGCTTTCCAATCTGCTGATGGAACGTTACAAGGATTGGTCAGTTCTAACAATGCTAGTATCTCTACTTTAAATACTAAAGTAGGTGCTATCGAAAATTGGGACACTGATGACCTAAGTGAAGGTACTAACAAGTACTGGACTCCGGAACGTACTAAGTCGGTATTGTCTGGTGGTCTATGTATCACTTACAATTCAACCACTGGTGAAATCAAGATTGACGAAGCGGAAACTGCTTCATCTCTACACGTAGCATCATCTACTAACGCGAACGGTTTGGGTGGACAAGCTCCTTCTCACTACCGTATTGACATCTATGATATCAATGGTGTTATTGTAAACTAATATTACTAATAAGTAGTATGCGAAAGGGGACACTTCGGTGTCCCTTTTTTTATGTGCGCTATAAAACGTATAAATAGAACTAGAATAACTTTAGGACGCACCTCATGTATGTAACTAACCGAGATGATTTGATGGACTATTGCTTGCGTGCATTAGGGCACCCAGTAGTAGAAGTCAATATAGATGAAGAACAATTGGATGACCGTGTAGACGAAGCACTTCAGTGGTTTCGTGAATTTCATCCAGATGGAAGTAAACGCTTTTACTTGAAGCATCAATTGACTCAGGAAGATATCGACAATCAATCTATCGATTTTCCTGACAATTTGGATATGATAAGTGTAGTTCGTATGCTCCCCATGTCCTTTAACGGTTCACAGAATGGATGGTTCAGTGACGCATGGCAGTACATGAAATTTACCATGTCAGACTTTGTTGCCGGAAATGGCATCTTGGGAGACCTTGCTCAGTACGAACAGATGCAGCAACACTTATCGTTGTTGGACATGAAGTTAACTGGACAACCAGAGATTTTATTCGATAGACAATATAATAGAATAAATCTAACTATAGGTAAAAGCAAACTTACTGCGGGGGATTATATCGTATTTGAGGTATATGGTATTAGAGACCCAGACGATTCAATAACAGAATATAACTCTCTTTGGAATCATCGTTTTCTCAAATCATATTGTACTGCGCTCATTAAGAGACAGTGGGGTACTAACTTGATTAAGTTTGATGGAATGACATTGCCAGGCGGTGTCACTGTAAACGCTCGTCAAATCTATGAAGATGCTCTACAAGACATCGAAAAAATCATGGAGAAATTCCGTGAAGAGGAAGACGAAGGCCCAATCTTTTTTGTAGGGTAACCCATGGCAACTAATCCATATATAAGTCAAAATCACAGACCAGAACAGAGTTTATACGAAGACTTAATTATAGAGTCTATTAAATTCTATGGTCAGGACATTTATTATCTACCCCGAGAAGTTGTAGAGAGGGAAGATATCTTTCTGGACAGCATTCAGTCCCAGTTCTCTGACGCCTATAAGGTAGAGGTTTTCATAGAGAATACTGACGGATTTGACGGAGAGGGAGACCTGTTCACCAAGTTTGGTATCGAGTTACGCGATCAAGCAACATTTGTGATTGCTCGTCGGCGATGGCAGGAATTAATTGGTGATAAACTATCAGACAAGAAATTCAGACCAAGGGAGGGTGATGTTATATTCTTACCTCTATCTCAGTCTTTGTTCGAGGTCAAGAAAGTTGAGACTGAAACTCCTTTCTATCAGTTATCCCAGTTACCACTCTTCCGTATGCAGTGTGAGTTGTTTGAGTTCTCTGATGAAGACTTTGACACTGGTATTGACGCAATTGATATCGTAGAAAAAGAACACGCCTATCAGTATCATATGACTATGGCTGAACCAGATTCTAACCAAGGTGGTTTCTACGAGACCGGAGAATACGTATTCCAGACGTTTGACGATTTTGAACTTGGCGGTGAAGTTACTGCGTGGAACAGTCAAACACGTGTGCTATCTATCGCGCACACGGGTGCTGATGACGGACAATACCACATGTGGTCTGATGACCGAGAAGTATTTGCGGAGTCTGGTGCGGTGTATATGCCGGTACAGGGAACCATTGGGGATAATGTAAACGAAATACAACCTCTATCACAGAATAAAATATTTGATGATTTCGAAAATGATTTCCTAGACTTTTCAGAATCGAACCCCTTCGGAGATGTTTCATAATGTTAGGTACTTATTTTTATAACAAGCGAGTAAGGACTTCTGTATCTATATTTGGTTCTCTGTTTAATGACATACATGTTTTGAGAACAGACTCTAACGGTAAAGTCTTATCACAAGTCAAAGTACCATTATCTTATGCTCCGAAGAGGAGTTTCTTAGAGAGACTCGAAGAGATGTCGCAAGGTGAAGAGGCTGAACGTCGCGTCGCCATTAAGTTACCTAGAATGTCCTTCGAGATAATTGGTATTAATTATGACCCGCAGCGTCAGTTACCTAAAATGAATACGTTTAATGCGGCACCTATTGGTGAAAGAAAAGATTTATACACAGGTGTTCCGTATATATTGTCGTTTCAATTAGCAGTTTATGCTAAATCGCAAGATGATGCGTTACAAGTGGTTGAACAAATTATACCATACTTTGCTCCGCAATACACGCTCTCGGTAAAACCATTCAGCGATTTACCCGATATAGTCGAAGATATTCCGGTCACTCTCACTGGTGTAGATTTTCAAGATGATTATGAAGGCCCATTAGAGCAACGTAGAACAATTATATATAATCTTAACTTTGAGATGAAAACTAATTTCTACGGGCCAGTGAAGGAAGGCACGCTTATTAGAGAAGTTAACACTAATATACACATGCTTTCCAATGATGATTTAAACCCGTTCTTGAGTAATATAAGAATTACTACAGACCCAATTGACGTGAGTCCTGATAGTGACTATGGATTTACTATAGAGATTAATGATGAGCAAAGTCCCAACGGTATCTAACAAAGAAGAGAAACGTAATTTTGTACATGAACAAGACTATGAATACTCTCGTGAAACTTACTACGACCTTATTGAAAAGGGTCGTGAGTCTTTAGAGTTGATGATTGAGGTAGCTCGCGAAAGTGAGCACCCCCGAGCATTTGAAGTTCTGGCTGGTATGATTAAAGGTATCGCTGACGTTAACGATAAGTTAATGGATTTGAACAAGAAGCAGAAAGAACTTTTAAAAGACGATAGACCCGCAGACGCAACAACTACTAATAACAATTTATTTGTAGGTTCTACTACAGACCTTCAGCGCATGTTATTGGGTGGTAATGAAAAGGTGATTGATCAGGACGATTCATAATGGCATCTTTCACTAAGAACTCCTATCTCGGAAACCCTCAAGTAAAACGTGACGGTGTCTCAGAGGAGTGGGATAAGAAGAAACTTCGAGAATACCAGAAGTGTATGAAAGACCCCGCGTATTTCTGTAGGAAGTATGTTAAGGTAGTTCATCTTGATAAAGGTCTAGTACCTTTCGATCTATATGATTATCAAGAAAATATGTTTAATCACTTTAATGATAATAGATTTTCTATCGTTCTCGCTTGTAGGCAATCTGGTAAATCAATTAGTTCGGTAGGGTATATTTTATGGTATGCCGTATTTCATCCAGAAAAGACTATTGCGGTTCTTGCTAACAAAGGCGCGACGGCGCGTGAGATGTTATCTCGTGTAACACTCATGTTAGAGAACCTCCCGTTCTTCCTACAGCCTGGCTGTAAAGCACTTAACAAAGGGTCAATAGAGTTCTCTAATAACTCTCGTATCATTGCTGCAGCAACCTCTGGTTCTTCTATTCGTGGTATGTCGGTTAACCTTCTGTTCCTAGACGAGTTTGCGTTCGTAGAGAATGCGGCAGAGTTCTATACATCAACCTATCCTGTAATTTCGTCCGGTAAGGACACAAAAGTTATCATAACAAGTACCGCAAACGGTATTGGTAATACTTTCCAAAAGATATGGGAAGGTGCTGTACAGGGTGTTAATGCCTACAAACCGTTTCGTGTAGATTGGTGGGATGTCCCTGGCCGAGACGAGAAGTGGAAAGCGCAAACTATAGCAAACACCTCCTCCTTACAGTTTGACCAAGAATTTGGTAATACGTTCTTCGGTACGGGTAATACTCTCATTGAGGGTCAGATACTTCTAGATTTACGTGCGCGTCAACCAGTTCGTCGATTGGAAGGCGGGGACGTATCAGTATATGAAGAACCCATTATAGATCACCAGTATATCATGACCGTTGATGTTTGTCAAGGGCGTGGACAAGATTATTCTACATTTACTATATTTGATGTTTCAGTACAACCATTCAAACAGGTATGCGTGTATCGCAATAACCGAATATCCCCAATTCTTTATCCCAACATAATATATAAATATGCTACCGTATACAACGAAGCGTATGTTGTCGTAGAGAACAATGACCAAGGTATGGTCGTGTGTGTTGGTCTATATCAAGACTTAGAGTATGAGAACATCCATCTAGAGTCAGCAATCAAGGCAGATTCTATTGGTATTCGTATGGACAAAAAAGTCAAACGAATTGGATGTTCGGCAATCAAGGACATCATCGAAAATCATAAACTAGATATTTACGATGAAAATACTATCATGGAAATATCAACCTTTATATCTAAGGGGTTGTCTTTCGAAGCGAGTGACGGTAACCATGATGACTTAATGATGAACCTTGTGATGTTTGGATACTTTGTTAGCTCACAATCTTTTGGCAATGTTGCGGATGTTGATTTTAGAACAATGCTATTTGAACAACGAATGAAAGAGATTGAAGACGACATACCCCCATTCGGAATTATTGATGATGGCTCATCATATAGTACCGAACTTGACCTGACAGATCCCTATAATGCGGGTTGGCATGACATATCAGCACAGCAGTTTACTCCCGAAGAATGGTAGATTTAAAAATAATATAAATAGAAGTATTGAGAAAAAAATCCGTATTATGATAAACTTATTATACCTTAATCGAAAAGGAAACTATTATGGCTCTTAAATCGTCAGAGTCTCCAAATGTTACAGTACGCGAAGTCGATCTAACAGGCGTTGTTCCTGCTACGTCTAGTACTACTGGCGCATTCGCTGGAGAATTTAACTGGGGCCCCGCACTTAAACCAACTATCGTTTCTAACGAAGCAGAGTTGGCACTTAAATTTGGGTCACCTGTACAAGGAGGCGCGGCCGCCTCAGACTTTTTGTCTGTTGCGCAATTCCTCAAATATTCATCAACTGCATACGTTACGCGTATTGTAAGCGATGGAGACACTAACGCTGTTGCTGAAGGTTCGGCAGGCGGGACAGAAGTTGTTGCCGGTGGTAGCGATCTAACTTTGCGGTATGTCACCGAAGGCGAAGTGTATTTCTATGAATTACCCTTCCGCGTCGGAGATAATGCGTTAAACCCTGTAATTGATAGCACATGGAAAACTAATGTTCTTGACGCCACCGGAGCCGTAGTTCATGCTGTCGGCACTTCGGCTGATGGTGAGTTGACATTAACAACTCCTCCGCTAACTGGTAACAGTCGGTTAGTATATACCCCTGAAGCTGACGGTGATGGAGTGGTAACTCCACATCCAGAAATCGTAGCAACATGGTTATATGACCAACCACTACCTACTGGTATCCAAGTACTTAATGCTGAAGATTACGAACAGCAAGATTTGGATTTTTACAAGATTATAGCACGCTATCCTGGCGACCGTGGTAACCTCATTAGTGTTCAAGTTTGCCCTCCTGCAGCATTTGCCCAATGGACTTACGCAAGCAAGTTTTCTTCTGCGCCAGTAGGTAATGAAGTTCACGTCGTGATCTTAGTCGACGGTGAAGTTGTTGAGACTCACGAGTACTTATCAACTGTTGAAGGCGCAAAACTACCAGACGGTTCAGCGAACAATGTATTGGATGTTATCAATAACAAATCCGATTGGGTTTGGGCGTCTAGCATTGGTACTTTAACAACTAGTGTTGTGACATTCACCTTGTCAGGTGGAGCTAACGGTGTACATGGTAAGGCGGACTATATTCGCGCATTCGACCAGTACGCAGACGTAGATTCAATTACAGTAGATTTCTTAGTAGCACCTTCTCGCGGAGCAAATGACGGGATTGATGTTGAGGTAGCAGCTTTGGCCAAAACACGTAGAGATTGTGTTGCGGTAGCATCTCCTTATGGGGACGCAGTCAAAGCATCAAGCATGGACGACATTATAGCTTGGTCTAATGGATTACCCGACAGCGATTACCTCATTTGTGACGGTAACTGGTTAAAGGTATACAACAAGTATCAGGACAAGTACGAGACTATCGCGGCGGCATCATCTACCGCAGGTATCATGGCAGCAGCAGATAGAGATTCAGCACCTTGGTTCTCACCAGCTGGTTCACGTCGTGGTCAATACTTTGGTGTAACATCTCTTGTCTTCAATCCAACCAAGGCACAACGTGATACATTATATAGCGCAAAAGTAAATCCAATCGTCAGCTTGCCTGGCCAAGGTACTGTACTATTCGGTGATAAGACTCACCTATCACGTCCATCAGCATTCGACCGTATCAACGTACGTCGTTTGTTCTTGGTGATTGAACGTTCAATCGCAGAGGCGGGTAAAAACGCAATGTTCGAATTCAACGATGAGTTTACTCGCGCAGAATTTGTTAACATCGTAGAACCGTTCCTACGTGAGATTCAGGGTCGTCGCGGTATCACTGACTTCCGTGTTGTTTGTGATGAAACAAACAATACATCAGCAGTCGTTGATCGTAACGAATTCGTAGCAACAGTCTTCATCAAACCAGCACGTTCTATCAACTACGTAACATTAAACTTCGTAGCAGTTAGATCAGGTGTCGAGTTTGAAGAAGTCGTTGGCACAGTTTAAGGAGATATATAATGTCACTAAGAGTCGATGATTTTAAAGCAAAACTGAAAGGTGGTGGTGCTCGTACCAACCTTTTCAAAGCTACATTAAACTTTCCTGCCTATGCTGGCGGAGACGCAGAACTTACATCGTTTATGTGTAAGGGTGCTCAGTTGCCAGCATCGACAATGGGATTTGTAGAAGTTCCTTTTCGTGGTCGTATGCTTAAGATAGCAGGGGATCGGACATTCGAAACTTGGACAATCACTGTCTTAAACGACACTGGTTTCGAGGTTCGAAATTCTATGGAACGTTGGATGAACGGTATGAACGCACACAGTTCAAATACTGGTATCACCAACCCAGTCTTATATCAATCTGACCTCATTGTTGAGCAGTTAGATAAAGATGGTACTTCTGTGAAAACTTATAACCTTCGTGGATGTTTTCCGACTAACGTTTCAGCAATTGAAGTTAGTTATGATAACGAAGCAATCGAAGAGTTTACAGTTGAGTTTCAAGTCCAGTATTGGGAATCTAATACGACTAGTTAATAATGGTATAAGTAAGTGTATCGTGGGGAGAATACTCCCCACTTTTCTTATCGTGAGGATATATGGCAGATAATAGTTTTTTTAAAGCGTTTGGTTTTGAATTAAAGAAAGTTGAGAAACCTGAAGCCAAAAAGGCGCAATCAATAGTTCCCGCAGTCGATGAAGATGGCGCGGGCTATGTGTCAGCGTCTGGTTCTTATTTTGGTCAATATGTAGACCTAGAAGGAACTGGAGCCAAAGACAACCAAGAACTTATTAAAAAATATCGTACTATTGCGGAACATCCAGAATGTGATGCTGCTATTGAAGATATTATTAATGAGGGTATTGTTGGCGGCGAGTTAGAATCAGCTGTAAGTATTAATTTAGACAAAGTCAAAACAACAGACAGCATTAAAAAAACCATTACCGAAGAGTTCAACAACATTTGTTCTATGTTGAATTTTGAAGAACATGGACACGACATCTTCCGTTCGTGGTATGTAGATGGACGTTTGTACCACCATTTAGTGGTAAACGAGTCCAATTTAAAAGCGGGTATTGTAGAAATTCGACCTATCGATGCTACTAAGATGAGGAAGGTAAAAGAAGTAAAGTACAAGAAAGATGAGAAGACTGGTGCTAAGATCGTAGATAAAACTCTGGACTTCTACATCTATCAAGAACGTGCCGGTGGTACTAACGGAGTAAAACTTACTCCAGACTCAGTAAATTATGTCACGTCGGGTCTATTAGACTCCTCGAAGAAGCGTGTGTTATCATATTTACATAAAGCAGTCAAACCAGTTAATCAGTTACGTATGATGGAAGACTCTCTAGTCATCTATCGTATGGCACGTGCGCCTGAACGTCGTATCTTCTATATTGACGTGGGCAACTTACCGAAGGGTAAAGCTGAACAACATATCAAAGATATTATGTCACGTTATAGAAACAAAGTAGTCTATGACGCGAGTAGCGGTGAAATTAAAGATGACCGTAAACATATGTCTATGCTCGAAGATTTCTGGTTACCTCGTCGCGAAGGTGGTCGTGGTACTGAGATTAGTACACTACCTGGCGGTGAAAACCTAGGACAGATTGACGACATTATATACTTCCAGAAGAAGTTATATAGGTCACTTAATGTTCCTCTAAATAGACTCGAACAAGAGGCGCAATTTAGTTTAGGTCGTTCTACAGAGATTGGTCGAGATGAAGTTAAATTTCAGAAGTTCATTGACCGTCTGCGTAAAAAGTTCTCTCATCTGTTCATTGATATTCTGAAGAAACAACTTCTTCTTAAAGGTATCTGTACAGAACAGGATTGGGAACTATGGAAACGTGAGATTCAAGTAGACTATAACAGGGATAATCACTTCACTGAGATGAAGGATGCTGAGTTGTTGCGTGAACGTCTACAGACTATGGATCAGGTTTCACAATATGTAGGTGAATATTTCTCACGTGAGTGGGTAATGAAGAATGTCATGATGATGAATGATGACGATATAGAAAATATGCGTAAAGAAGTTGAAGCAGAAAATGCCAACTCTGACGACGCGGATGATTTGGAGATATAATATGACTGAAGTAACAACCGTAGTAAATGAAGATATCGAAGAGCCAGGCATGGACTTTGTCAATGCTCTACAAGGTGGAGACTTCCGTTCCGCAGAAAGTATATTCAACGATATGCTCGCGGATAAAGTACAGTCGTCTTTAGACGCAGAGAAAATCGCAGTCGCAGGACGGATATTCAATGATGAAGAAGAATTAGACGGTGATGACCTAGACGATGATCTAGAAGATGATTTAGACGACGAAACCGAGTCTGACGAAGACTGATTCTAACATGAATCTAACTAAGAAGATGGTTCACATTTGGATTGGGCCTTTTAAACCCCCCATCCAATGGATGAATACGTGGAAAGAGAAACACCCCGATTGGGACTATAGTATATTCACCGATGAGATGTACAAGTCACGCACGTGGTATAATCAACATCTCATGGATGAGTACTATTCCAAAGAAGTTTGGGCAGGTGTCGCAGATTTAATTCGTTATGAATTATTATATGAGGACGGTGGTTTCTTACCACCCGCAGACGCTATATGCTATGAGAATATGGATGAAGTGTTCACCAGCCCGTCAGATTATGCGTACACCGTATATGAAAATGACAGGGATGAACATATAGCACCGAACTGGATATCCCCTATACAGGCATGTAACGCGGGGAATACCTTAGTTAAGTTATTGATAGATACCTTACATGAATTGAAAGTAGAAGAGCTTAGTTTAAAACCGTGGCAGTCTACCGGTAATGAATTTCTCTCACAGTTTGTACCTGATAAAGAGAAACATAAATTAACTATCTGGCCTTCCTATTATACTATCCCGAGGCATTATTCTATTCGTTCCACTCCTTATATGGGTAATGATAAGATATATGCTGAACAAATGTGGGGAAGTACAAAGAAAATTTACGTTTAAGTTTTATTTTTGTATAAATAATAGGAAAAGAGTAAAAGATGAAGTCATTTCAACAAATTAGAGAATCATCTAAAAAAGTCTTCAGTAAGAAGATGGGTGGTTATCCGGTAGTAATTAATCAGACCAAAAAAGGGTTTGAGTTGAATATTGATGGAGACTACGTAGATGCTTTCAAGACGCAGAAGGAAGCAGAGTCAACTGCTAAACAAGTCCTCATAGACTTAGGAAAATTAAAATGAAGCTGATTACCGAATTTAATGACAGCCACGATTTACAGTGTATCGTGGAAGCCAAGGAGAATGGCGAAAAGAATTATGTCATCGAGGGTGTGTTCGCACAAGCAGATTCAAAAAACCGTAATGGGCGAATTTACCCCAAAGCAATTATGGAACGTGCTGTAAATAAGTACGTTACCGAACAAGTTAGCAAGAAGAGAGCAGTCGGTGAGTTAAATCATCCGGAAGGCCCAACTGTTAACTTGGATAAAGTTTCGCATTTAATCACTGACCTTCACTTTGAAGGCAATGATGTAATCGGAAGGGCGCAAATATTGGACACTCCTATGGGTAAGATTGTAAAAGGTCTTCTTGCTGGTGGTGTTCAACTAGGAGTGTCAACTCGTGGTATGGGAAGTCTTGTGAGCAAAAATGGCATAAATTATGTCGGAGAAGACTTTATTCTTAGTACAGTAGATATCGTACAAGACCCAAGTGCACCAAATGCTTTTGTTAATGGTATTATGGAAGGTGTAGACTGGGTTTGGAATAATGGAATTCTTGAGCCTCAAGCAATTGAAGAGATAGAGACTGAAATCAAAGCAACACCCGCTGCATATCGACCTGAAGTGCAGATGCGTGAGTTTAAGAATTTCCTCTCG